CCATCAGAACATTTTCTGCCGTTGGTTGTGCTTCGCCTTGTGCTGTTTGAAAACTTGAATTTTCACGGAGCCAATAGAAATAAATAAAGTTTATCGCTTTGTCTTTGATTTTAGTTTTAAGGGTAGTCCATTTCTCAACAGGAATAGCCTCTGAAATACCAGCCGTAAATAACTCAGATAGTTCGACACCTAGTAACTTTTTAATATAGTCAGGCTCAAAAGTATCAATGAACTCCTGTAAGAGCTCTTGTACTGATAACTTTTCGCTTCCTGCCACATTTCTGCGCCCTATGAAGTCCTCTATCTGAGTTAATACTGCCATGATAATTACGCTTTTTCGATGTTAAAACCTTTTTTTACAAAATAATTAACCTGTTCTACAGAGCAAATCCTAGGTTTTCCGTTCATTAAGACTTTCACCTTATCAAACTTATTACCTCCGAATAACTGTTTGTCTACTAATTGCTCAGTAGGTTGTTCGGTTGCTACCTCAACCTCTATCGCATCAGCATTAGTAGGTTGTTTGGTTGCTACCTGATTATTTCTTGCATTCCTCGCCATGATCTTATCGAGCTAATTTTAATTCTAATTTATTGACTTTGATTTTTTGAGCCGTTCCATCAGTTGGATTAACTACCCATCTCATCTTATCAGCCTGGACCGCCGTTGCTTGTGTTTTAAAATAAACGGTGTCACCTGTAAAATTTCCATAGGTCACTGAATCAGCTGTTAAAGTCCATGTTTGATCATTAAAGTTACGTATGTAGTGATAGATCTTACCGGCTCCAGTTCCGCTAATCTTATTTAAATGGATCGCATAAGCATAAGCCACTTTTGACGGAGTGTTTAAACTTACGTCAATTGTATACGTGCCAGTGGCCAAAATGGTATCAGCGGCGGTGTTCATAGTTACTTTCAAGTAAGTAGGAACATAGATACTGTTTACCGGTGAGTTTGTGTATGATTTAGTTTTTGTTTGAGCAGAAACAGCCATACAGCCGATTAGTAACGATAATAAGAAAATTAAATGTTTCATTTTTTTTGATTTTTATTTGTTTGTAAATTAGCGGAGGTTGTTACCCCTCCGCTGTTTTAATTATACTGGTTTTTCAACTAATGATTTAATATTATCCAAACTGTCATAAATGAACGCATCCTGATAGTTAGCAGGAAGGTAAGCATGAATATCCCAAGCAGCACGCATTGATTTGATATTCTTCTGGAAGTCATCATTGATGTAACCAAATTCTAACCCAGCGTCGCCATTGTTACGCACTTTAAATTTAGTAGCATCTCCTACTAATACGTAACCTTGAGCTACCTCAGTTGATTGCACGATAGGTACACCGCTAATAGAAGCAAATGTTCCATTATTAAAGAATCCACTTGTTACAGCTGGTTGTAATGATAACTCATTAACCATATCTGTGAAATTACCGGTGTTCATTAATATGAAATTTGCGTTACGTTTGCGACCTGCAATAACACCCAAACAAGTATTTAACAATACTGCTATAGTAGGATTGGTGTATTTACCTTCAAATGCAGTTCCGGTTGGAAATGCTATCTCAGTATATTTTGCAATACCTTTGATGCTGTTTGCATTTGCAACAGGATCACCGTAAAGGATAGCGTTATCAGTAGCAGCAAATAAGTCTTCACTCATCATTGATTGAACTTGATTAGCTAATTCACCAGCGTAACGGAGCATTCTTTCAGATATACCTCCAAAAATAGCGATTTCTTTAGCTTCACTTGACTTAGCAGTAAAGTCATAATCTTTACGCGTCTTAGCTGTTTTTTCAGCAATGAATATTGGAGTACCTTCGCCAGTCACTTCTTCAATATAGTGAATAAGTTCAGCGTCGGTTCCTGACATTCCGAATACACTCGCAAAGATAGGCATAGGACGTGCTACTTTTGAAATCTCAGGATCGATTTCAAATGATGTACCACGATAAGGCGTAGCTGTTGAGGTTAAATTACCTGAAATGCTAATAACATCAGCACTCTTAAATGATAATTTAACACTTTTCACTTTGCCGTTTTGTAAGTCTTCGATTTGACTTTTTGCACCTTCGATTTGTTCAATCAATTTTGCTTTGAACGAAGTACCCTGCTCGGCTCTTTTTAATCTTTCGATCTCTATACCTTGCTTTTTGTTTATTTCATTCAGCTCTTTTTTAGCGATTTCAAGTTCAGACGAACCTTCTTCACGCATTTTTTTCATTTCGGCTTTTAGGCTCTCAGCCTCGGTAACCAAACCTTTTATCTTTTCCTGTACATCAGCAGAGGCTTTAGATAATAATTCTTGGACATCTTTGATTTCCATTTTTTTGTTTTTTAAAATTTAAAATTTAATAATAGTTGTTTTATCTCTTCACTCTCTTTTGCTTGCATCTTTTCCTTTTCTACGGCTTTCAGTGATTTTCTCGACTGAAGGTGTAAGTCATCGTACTTTGATATAAGCGTTCTGAGTAAAAGTTCTTTTTGGTAGTCACCATCTGCTAATTGCATAATGGTATCTTCTATTTCGTCTTCTTGTTGTTCTAAAGACTTCTCCAATCCTGTATGTTCGTTTGCTCCAAAGGTTACTATTGAGCCTTCAAATAGGTTTATTTCTTTACATACAAACACCTCAGCGTATTTAATGCCGTTTAATTCATAGTCTTTTTCCCAGTAGCATTTTCCATCTACGTAATTAAAGCCTATTGAACATTGATTGAGTGAACCTTTTAGCAATTTTCCTTTAATGTCCTGCGATTTTTGATCATCGTCAAACTCTGCAACGGCAATAAGTTTATCAGCTTCTTCGTATAAGTCGGTAAAGTGTCCTAATACCTCTTTTGCTTCGTGTTGATATAAAAAAGCTATTTTACGATTTGTTTTGCTTTTAGGACCACGCTCACGAATTGACTTCTTAAAAGCCCCGGCCATGATAATGTCATTAACTGAATCAATAACTCCCGTTGTGTTAAGGCACAACTTAATTTGATTTTCGTTAACCTCTACAGCTGAATCAACCGCTTTGTAATGTATTTTGTTAAAGTTCTTTGTTTCCATTTTATTATGGTTTAGTCATTTGACTGGCTGTATATTCATCTAATCCAAATAAATTAACCAGTGTATTACGTTTTTGATTTTCAGTTAAATTAGGATCACTTAATACTAATTGTAGTGATTGTGTTCCTCCTACTCCTAAAGTAACTGCTAAAGGAACTTTGTTAAATGATGACAATAATACATCACCACCTTGTATTGTTTTTTCACCAATATTTTCTAAATACCTATTTAGCGTTATAATATTTCCATCATATAGAGGCTTATTGGCTTCAATTAATTTTCTCTTTTCTTCAGCCTCCTTACTCTTATCACTCTGCATTATTTCTAAATGCGAATAGTCTGGCACAATGTCATAATTCAACCCTAAGAAGTTGCTAAGTGATTTATAATAAGTATTATCAATTGGAATAATCGTATCTTGGTAAATGATACGATCCGCCTCGCTCTTATTGGAGAATGTTGAGCCTTTCTCATTTGCCACCAATTCGTAAGGTATTCCGTACTCATTGCAAATCATTTTCATAGACTCTGTAAACTCCTCAAACATCTTAAGGTCTGCAATACTCATAGTAATTGACTGCCATTTAAGATTAAGATTTGAAAAGATTATTTTGAACATTCCTTTTAAAACACCGTATTTACCTAAATATTCTTTTTGCACCCTCTCGCGCTCTTCTTGCAAACGTGGCATAAAGTCTGATGTTGAATCTTTATAGCCGCTAGATAATATACCCATTGCACCTCTATCTCGCATCATACCTCCGCGCCCTTCGATTGCAATAACTGCATTTTCAATGTGGCATTGCAACGGTACTAACGGAGAAAGTCCTAAGAATACATTATCATAATCTATCTTTGAACCTTTGACATGCAGTAAGTTTTCTGGAGTGACAGTAATAACCGTTCCGTTAAGTTTTATCTTATACTCTTTGATTGAATTAGTAAAGTCTTTTTTACCGCCTTGTTTAGTTAACACTACCTCAACTGTTGTTGGTGCGCATACATGCCACTCAGCATCTAAATAAGACATTCCTGTAGGTGTTTCAAATAATATATAAGCATTACCATACAGAGCCAATGAGGTATTAACCGCATCCCTAAACTCATGTAGGTCCTGATATTGATTTGGTGTATTTAACTTAGCAAGTAATTGTTGAAATTACTTAGACTTGGTTACATCTAATTCGCCATTCTTAGCAGTTAGTATAGCATTTTTAAGTAGTCTATTCTGATAACCGATAACGAAAGACAATGGGAAACATTTCTCATAGGCTTGTTTAAATGAATCTGACATTTGACTTTTAAAGTCCATTTCATAACGGAAGTTGCTAATAAGGGTGTCGATAGTGCCACCATTACTATTTGATGGTATAAATTCCTTTTTTCTGCTAAACAAACCCATGCTTTGTAATTTTTTACAAAAATATGTAATCCGTTTACCAAATGCAAAAAATATTTTTAACTACCGAACCCGTAAAGATGGTGGGCGCGAATTTGATAACGAACATTATCTATTGAGTGATTATCTTTATCTATTGGCATGGGTAATGTTAATCCAGTTCTATTATCTTTAGCATACACGTAGTTATTAAATTCGTATAGCGTTTTTTCTGCTGACTTGTGGATATGTAGATTATAGTTTTGCATCGTTTCTATTCCGTCAATGATAGAACCACCTCCTTTATTAGCTCCAATGCAATTAAAACCAGCTAACTGCATTTCAAGTATCCTATCATTACGAGCTGAATCGGCAATTATTAAATCTTTTTTAGTTACATGCTTAGTGCAAATAGCTGTTAATTGTTCTATTGTTACGTTTGATTTATAAAGGTGTTCGTAAATCCAAACATCTTGACCTGATATTCTGCATTCAATAAGCGTATACGGGTCAACACCTCCCCAGTCAATCCCGAATAGTCGAGTATATTGAACATCTGGAAATATATCGAAGGTGTCAAAGTTTTGGAATACTAAGCCATCGAGTGCGCCGACCTTACCCTCCCCGTATACAGTCCATTTGTTCGCCCAGTACTTATTTATTATCGTACCATCTGGCGCAAAGCCTTTTATCCTATATTGCTCTATTTCAAATATCTCTTGTGCGCTTAGGTAGTGATTATCTTTGTAGGTTACTGTAATCGTATCTACGTCCTCACGTCCGCTATAATCACTGTGGAACCAAAAACGTTCGTCGGGGTTAAAATCTATAAAAACCTGTTTTGCTCGGCTTATTATTTGTCGTGCCGTTTCGATTCCTACCTTATTGGCTTCATTGATAAATAATACATCACATCGCAACCCTTTACCTATGTCAGCTTGGTCTAGTCCTATGAATTTAATAAATGAACCGTTTGCAAATCTGTATAATGTACCTGCTATAAAGCGATTATCTTCATAGACATTGTACAGTTTCATGCAATTAACGAAATCTTTAATAACTGTTAATCGCATTTTAGTTAACTCAGCACTTGAAATAATTATCTCTCTATTTGGTTGTTTAAGAGCGTGGTTAACTAGCAGTGTTAATATAGCGTATGTTTTACCTGCTCCTTGTCCGCCCTGTATACCTTTAATTCGTTTTTTGAGTGCCGCTATCTTTAGTAGCGTTTTCGTTGGTTGCATCTGCTATGTCGGATAATGGGTCTATGTTTATAATTGATAGTGTTGGTGTCATTGTACCGTCTGGACTTGATAGCTCGTTCTTTTCTGCAAGTCCTAATTTACGTGTTACGATATTAGCATTAAACACGCCAACCATACCACCCTCGAAGTGATTATTGTCGATTATTTTCTTTATACGTGCGCAAACCTCAAAATATGTTTCATATCCTTCAGCTTTTTCGTAATTCCTAAATGTTTCATAAGACATATCTAAAAATATACATAGAGCCTCAATAGATAAAGGTCTTTGTAGTGGCATTTCAACAATCCCTTGCTTTGTATTTTCTGCCTTATAAATAGGGTTTTCTTTTACCCATCCAAAATATTCGCATGATTCTTCCCACAACTCACTAGGAGTATATTTTTTTGGTTTTAATGGATTTCCCCATATTGGATGTCCTTTTGCTGCTGCCATTTTTATTGATTATATGCGTTATATTTAACTTTATGCTTTAATTAGTACATTTATATCACTTTATCATTTATCGTGCCTTAAATCGATTAAAAAAGCATAATGCAAATATAAGTATAAAAAATATTAAATGCAAATCTAATATTGGAGGCGTGTTTGCATTTAATTTTCATTACCCATATTACTCACGAAATAACCTATAATCAGTATTGT